ACGCGCCGTTATTGGACGTGCGGCGAATTCAAATTGCTTGTCCCGTTCACCGAAGAACACGCCGACTTGCTGATAAAGAACAATATCATTATCAAGCGCGGCGGGAAGGAAGCGGCGGAAATCCGATATATTCACATTACGAAGAATTCGCAGGGCTTGGAGGAAATCGAAGTTCAAGGCAAATTCCTTCTATCGTGGATCGGAAAGCGCATAATCACAAATCAGATCATAACACAGGATACAACGCAGAACATTTTATATTCCATCGTCCGGCAGACTTGCACGGAAGCGGGCGATCTTCGCAATATCCCATCCTTTTCGATCGCAACGGACGACGCGGACACAGGAAGCGGAACGATTGATTACGCTTCCGAAAAGTTCACGAATGCCCAGCTTGCGGCGGAAACGGCGGCGAAGGCGGCGAAGCTGGGAATGCGGGTAACGACAGACACGCGCACGGGCGCGCATACGTTTTCCGTTTACAAGGGGCGCGATCTTACGGCGGGCAACGCCGAAGGAAACGCGCCTTGTATCTTTTCGCAGGAATTCGACAACATCGTTGAACAGGAATACACGAACAGCGTTGAAAACCTTAAATCAACGGCGTACGTCGGCGGCGAGGAAAAAGAAGGCGTTGTCCGGAAGGTTGCCGAAGTGGGCAGTTCGGCAGCAGGATTGGAGCGGGACGAAGTATTCATCAATGCAACGGACATTGTACAGGAATACGAAGAAAACGAAGTTACAATCACGCTGACCGACGCGCAATATATCGCCCTGCTTTCGGCGCGCGGCGTTGAAGAGTTAGAGCAATACGCCGAAACGCTGGCGTTCGGATCGAAAATCAACACAAACGCGAACTTGCAATACGGCGTTGATTACGACTTGGGCGACCGCGTGACTTGTATAAACAAACGCTGGAACGTCCGCATTGACGTTCGAATTACTGAAATTGCGGAAACGTACGAAACGAGCGGCGAAGAAATCGACATTACCTTCGGCGAAAGTTTGCCAGCGTTGTTGACACAAATTCGGCAGATTACAAAATAAAGGGGTGTAAACATGGAAAAATCGAGTTTCTTTAACAGCGTTTCGCACGATCGCACGTACAAGGCGGAAGATTGGGCGGAATACTTCGCTTCGTTCATAGGGAACGGCGTTTTCCCCCTTCCTTCAACGGGGCTTCAAGTCGTTGTCAGTAGCGGCATGGACGTAACCTTGAAGGCGGGCAAAGCGTGGATCAACGGTTATTTCTACAACAACACGGGCGATCTAACCGTATCGCTTGACACGGCGGACGGACAGTTGAACCGAATTGATCGCGTCGTGATCCGCTGGGATTTAACGAACCGCACAATCATTTCGGCGGTAAAATCTTCGCCTTTCAGCGCGTCGCCGACCGCGCCAGCGTTGCAGAGGGACGCGGACATTTACGAACTTGCCGTTGCTGACATTTACGTGGGCGCGGGTGTAACCGCGATCACACAAAGCAATATCACAGACAAGCGGCTGGATACTTCGCTTTGCGGCATTGTCGCCGCCGTCGTCGATCAGATCGACACCGAAGCATTTAACGCACAACTTCAAGCGTGGTTTGCGGAATATCAAAGCCTTTCAGCGGCGGAATACAATTCCCTTGTATCGTATATGAATTCGCTGAAATTGCAGGGCAACACACAGTACGACGCATTCGAACAGCACATGGCAGACTTCGAAGCACAGGCGGCGGCGGATTTTAATAGCTGGTTCAGCGGGCTTCAAGAAATCTTGGACGAAAACGCCGTAACAAATCTTGTCAACATCACGAACGCGCTTGACGCGCGCGTTGACTTGATCGAACTTGTGCTTTTCAATGATATTTCCGACAATCCGTTTTTGATCCTGTTTGCAGACCTTGACGGGATCGCGTCAACGGGTATTTGGAACGAAGCGTTACAGCGTATAGAATGCTGACGCGTTACGCTTGCACGGCGGCGGAATTGTCGTGCGTGATCGGGAATATCTTTGCGGAACTGTCCCCGCCTTGCGACACTTGCGGCGTGGAGCGGGTAACAATAACCGGAACGACGGTATCGGGAAACGCGGCAACGCTGACCGTTACCGACGTGGGCTTCGATTTCGAGGGGTGCGCCGACGATACCGTTATGATCGAGCAAATGCGGAAAGGACGGTGCATATATGCAAAGACCGGAGCGGGAACGCAAAGAGCCTTCGGAATTCAACGTAATTGTGAAGGCGAAAGACCTTGTGAAACACACATTCACGATCACGAATTCGACAGAACGCTTCCCGAAGAAATACCGCTTTACACTTGTGAACAGGATACAGGATAAAGCGGTTGATATTTACGAATGTGCGCTTGAAGCGAACGAACTTGATCTTCGCGACGCACAGGAATTCAAAGAACGGCAGAGGCTACAAGCAAAGGCGTTGACCTATTGCAAGGAACTTCTATTTTTCATAGAGCTTTCGCAGGAAATGGGCTTTATTTCTTTCAGCAGTTGCGAATATTGGAGCAAAATAGCGCTTGAAGTAAAGTACATGATAACCGCGTGGAAAAAGCGGGACAAAACGAGGGCTTGAAAACCGTTTCGGGGTACATCTTGACACGCCTAATTCGTCGAACGCCCGCAACGTCCGCAATGTCAACACGGACGGCACGTTGAACAACAACAACGCGTACAACGGCAACAATGGCGTTCGCCCGCTTCGATGGAACACGCGAACGAGTAGGCGAAAGCCGAAAGCAGAATACCATCATCAAAGGAAGGTGTATCCCGTCGCCGCTATCCACGGCGGGGACAAATACAGGATCGCCGATACCGGAGCATACCGCGCATGGCGGCTGGCAACGGTTATAAACAGCGAGGATTTTTTATTATGACAGACTTTGAGAAGATACACAGTTTCGAAAATTTATATCATGCCTACCGAAAGGCGCGGAGGGGCAAAAGGTGGAAGGGAGCGGCGGCAAAGTTCGAAGTAAACCTTCTTGAAGCGCTCAATCTGTTAAGCGTTCAATTACGGACAAAGAAATATACCATGTCCCCGTACAATACGTTCGAGGTTTACGAACCGAAACGACGCGTCGTTATGTCGAACGGATACAAGGATAAAGTGGTTCAACATTCGCTTTGCGATAACGTGCTTGAACCGCGCTTTACACGTTCTTTCATTCGGGATAATTACGCTTCACAAGTGGGCAAAGGGACGCATTACGGGCTTAACAGGCTTCAAGAATTCTTGCGGAGGTTTTACCGTCAAAGCGGCGTTGACGGCTGGATACTGAAATGCGATATATCAAAATATTTCTATTCGATCCGGCATGACGTTTTGAAAACCTTAATCCGCAAGAAGATTTCCGATCCGGACGTTTTATGGCTTGTTGATCTAATCATTGACAGCACGGAAGGCAACGTCGGAATACCGATCGGCAATCAGACTTCGCAACTTTTCGCCCTTCTTTACCTTGACGACATGGATCATTTTATCAAGGAAAAGCTGGGTATCAAATTTTACGGGCGCTATATGGACGACTTCTTCTTGATCCACAAGGATAAAGATTACTTGCGGCATTGCCGGAAGGAAATTGAAGCGTTCGTACAAGCGCGCGGGCTTTCGCTGAATGCGAAAACGAACATTTACCCATTGAAACACGGCGTTGATTTCTTGGGCTTTCATACGTATTTGACTGAAACGGGCGCGGTAATCCGCAAAGTGCGCCGCCGAAGCAAAAACAACATGAAGCGGAAATTGAAGAAGTTTTCGAACCTTCGGGCGGCGGGACGTATCGACGTTAAGACGGTTGAACAATCGTATCAAAGCTGGAGGGGACACGCCGAAAAGGGTAATTGCTATCACTTGATCCGGAATACGGATCAGTATTACAACAGCTTATTCAAAAACACGGAGGTGGCACAATGTCAAAAGCAATAAGCACACTTAACGTGGGCGACAAGATCGAAGTTCCGGTTCTTTCGGCGTATCAATCGCGCTTCGGTGCAAAGATCGTTTTCAAAGTCGCCGACAAGAACCATTCCGGCTATCCATCAAATTCCGTAACGCTGATTACGGAAAAGATCATTCAGATCATGGCGTTCGACGCGAAAGAGCCGAACAACAGCAACAGCGATCGGAAGTCATACGGTAACAACAGATACTTGCATTCAAACCTTCTGCAATGGCTGAACAGCAATGCGGCGGCGGGTGCATGGTACAGCGCACAGCATAGCGCGGATCAAGCGCCGACCACGAAGGACACACACGTAACATATAATCCGTATACGTCTTGGGCGGGCTTCCTTGCTATGATCGAACCGAAGTTTGTTGCGGAACTGCTGGACACAACGCAGACCGTCGCAAAGAACACCGTAACGGACGGCGGCAGTTACGAAACAGTAACTTCAAAAATGTTCCTTGCGTCCACCACCGAAGTGGGGCTTGCGAATGAAAATAGTATCACCGAAGGCGCGTTGCTTGCCATGTTCAGCAATGACGCTTCCCGCGTCGCGTATCCTTCGACGGAATGCGTAAACAACAGCGACGGTTACACAAATGCGAATTACAGCACTTCAAAGGGCTGGTATTGGTGGCTTCGTACGCCTAATTCGTCGAACGCCCGCAACGTCCGCAATGTCAACACGGACGGCTCGTTGTACAACAACGTCGCGTACTACGGCGGCGGTGGCGTTCGCCCGCTTTGTAATCTTAAATCTTCAATCTTGGTATCTGATACCACGAACAGCGACGGCAATTACGAAATCATTTACAATCAAGCGCCTTCCGCGCCTTCCGGTATTACCGCGCCCGCGACAGCGTACAGCGGACAGAATATCGAAGTATCTTGCGCGGCGGCTACCGATCCGGACGGCGACGCGCTGACATACTCTTTTGAAAGAGCGTACAACGGCGGCGCATGGACGCAAGTTCAGAATTCCGCCGCGCTGACCTTCACGGAAATGGTATCGACCGCATGGAACACGCTTCAATATCGCGTACGCGCAAGGGACAGCGCGGGCAACTATTCCGCATACACGGCAAGCGCAACGATCGCCGTTGTGCATAACCAGCCGCCCGCGATTTCCGGAAGCAATGCCGATCTTGGGATCAAGCGCGAAGATTTCACCTTCGAATACAGCGTGACCGATCCGGACGGCGACATTGTGAACGTCATTGAAGCGATCGACGGCGTGACAATCGGCACAAAGTCCGCGATCGCGCTGGGCGCAACGCTGACGCTTTCCGTTTCCGGAAATACCTTTACCGCGCTGACAAACGCCGCGCACACGATCACGATTACCGCGACCGACAGTGCCGGAAATAGCGCCGTTCGTACATTGACCTTCACGAAGTCGATTTCCGGCTTTGTAATCACGCTGACCGAACCGCTGGAAGCAGAGAGCCAGCCGACGCGGTGCAATATCGCCGTAACACGCGAAATTCCCGCTGGCGGCGAATTCAAGGTTGAAGTATGCAACAATCCTTACGACGGCGCGCCCGTATGGGAGGATTGCACGAACGCCGTTCTTCAAGGCACGGCGCACGTATTCGAAAATACCGCAAACACAGCGGCGCAATACGGATTGAATATCCGTGTAACCGTCGAGCGCGGCGACGCGCTGACCGCTTGCTGGGTATCGGGGATCGGGGGTAACTTCGAATGATTATCAAGGGAAAAGGCGTAAACGCCGACGTTAAAAAGGATATGAAGGAACTGCAAGCGGCGGAGGAAAAAACCGCCGCTTTGCTTTCCCTTTCCTTTCAAGCGCAGATCGTACAGGACAGAGCGGCGGGAACGAATGTCGTTACCGACGAAATGATCCTAAAATCCACGGAAGTAATCAAGTATGAAGATTTCAAAGATAATCACGCGTACAACACGATCGGCGAAATCTTCCAGCACGGCGGCTATTATTACGAAGTGATCGCGAAGCACACTTCGAACGCGGCGGCTTATCCCGTCGAAACCACCTTCGCATATTACCGCCATATCGAATTGACCGCTTCCGGCACGATTGACGATCCGATCCCGTATCCGGAAACGGCGGGAATTGTCGTCAACGTTGAAGAGGGCAAATATTACAGCTACAAGGGCGAAGTATACCTTGCAAAAGCAGATATGCCGAATTGCGTATATCCGCCCGATACCGTTGGAATGTGGCAATGGGAAAAAGTCGAGCAGGAGGAATAACGCATGAATGAAGGGATTTTAACCGCCCTTTCCGTTATCAGTACGCTTTGCGCTATTGTTTTCGGATACCTTGCATTCGTCCGAAACAGGGACAGCGACAAGGAAAAAGAAGCAAAGAGCGACGCAACAATTCTAACTGAATTGGGCTATATCAAGGGCGGCATTGACGACGTAAAGGCAGAACAGCGGGAACAGCGAAAGACGAATACCGATTTCGTCGGACGGCTTGTTTCCGTTGAAGCGTCTGCAAAACAGGCGCACAAACGGCTTGACCACATCGAAAGCCGAATGGATCATCAATCAGAGTAACAGACGGCGGCGGGGCTTCCCCGCCGCTTTGCTTTTCCAAAGGGGGTTTTATTATGTCGAATAGTCCGCTTGTGGATTATACGAAGATCACGAAGAACAAAACAAGCCCGCGAAATCACGCGATCGACACGATCACAATTCATTGTATCGTCGGACAATGGACGGCGAAACAGGGTTGCGATTACTTCGCGACGACTGATCGGGAATGTTCTTCGAATTACGTTGTCGGAAAGGACGGTTCGATCGGGCTTTCCGTCGATGAAAAGGACCGTTCGTGGTGCAGTTCCAACAGGGACAACGACAACAGGGCAATCACGATCGAGGTTGCAAGCGATACTTCCCATCCGTACGCCGTGACCGAAGCGGCATACACGGCGCTTCTTGACCTTGTGACCGATATTTGCAAGCGCAACGGGATCAAGAAACTTTTGTGGAAGGCGGACAAGTCCTTAATCGGCAAGGTTGATAAACAGAACATGACCGTTCATCGATGGTTTGCAAACAAGGCTTGTCCGGGCGATTACCTTTATAACCGTCATGCAGAAATCGCGGAAGAGGTAAACAAACGGCTGGGCGTTGCTGATACCGACGATGGCGGCAAGCAGAACGAAGCCGAAAAGCCCGCGTCCGGAACGAAAGCACTTTACAAGGTGCAGACGGGCGCGTTTACGAAGAAGGCAAACGCAACAGCGCTTCAAAAGAAGCTGGCGGCGGCGGGATTCGATACCTATATTGTGAACGTCGGCGGATATTTCAAAGTACAGGTGGGCGCGTACAGCGTCAAGGCAAACGCCGAAGCCATGCTTGCAAAGCTGAAAGCGGCGGGATATTCCGACGCATTCATTACTTCTTCGAGCGGGACGGCGGCGACCGTTGCAGAGGGAAGCAAAGTCCGCGTGAACAGCGGCGCGAAAACCTATACGGGCGGCAATCTTGCTTCCTTCGTGTACAAGCGGGATCACGTCGTCAAAGAGGTATCCGGCGATCGCGCGGTTATCACATACGGCGGCGTTGTCGTCGCGGCGGTTAATATCGCCGATCTTACACTTGTTTAACACGCGTTCAACACGAAAACGCGTTGCGTTACACGCGTGTAACGCGTTGAAAGGGGGCAAAGGTGAAAATTGTAATCAAAAGCAAACGTGGGAAGCGCGTAAAAAAGCGGGCTTCCTTCTTTTCCGCCGACGCGCGCTTCGCGACAAAGGCGATTATCGTTATTGCGATCACAACGGCGGTTTTCATCGTCGCGCAATATGTTTCCTTCCTTATCACGGGCATGGAACAAACGTCGCTGATTGACAACTACTTCAACGCGGCTGTTATTGAATGCGGCGCGCTCATGGTGAAGCGCGTTTCCGAAGTGATCGTCGGCAGGGCAAAGAAAAAAGAGAACATCGACACGAACACAACAGACGAAAGCGAGGGTTTATAAATGATCGATATTACCACCGTAATTGAAGCTGTCCTTGCGCTGATCGGCGCGCTGATTACTGCTTTTCTGATCCCGTGGATCAAGAGCAGAACAAACGCGGAAAAGCTGGATCGGATCGAACTATGGGTAACGGTTGCCGTTGAAGCCGCCGAACAGATTTACACCGGAAGCGGCAAAGGCGCACAGAAAAAAGCATACGTGCTTGAATTCCTTAATTCAAAGGGCTTCGATCTTGATTGGGACGAAATCGACATGATGATCGAAAGCGCCGTTTTCAATCTTCCTGCATATTTCGCTATCGAGGAAACCGACAGCAAGCAGGAAGAAACCTAACTTCACCGACACACGCCGACCGCGCTTTCCCCTTTCACGCGGGCGGCATGACGGCGGCGGGCGGATTGCCCGTCGATAACATACACGCCGCCGCCTTCCGACGTAGCACACCGGATCGCGGCGGCTTTTCTTTTTTGGGAGGAAAACAAAATGTCACAGCTTGAAAAATTCATTGCACATCTTGAAGAGGAAGTCCGGAACGGTTCTATATACGTTTGGGGCGCACAGGGACAGGGCGCGGACACGATCAGCGAAGAGTGGATCAGAAAACGGGAAACTTCGACCGCGAACGCGAACCGCGCGATCAAACTATGGAAAAAGCGCATTGAAGAGGGCTTCGGCGCAACGCTTCGCGCCTTCGATTGTTCGGGGCTGGGAATGGCGTTCTTGCAGAACGAAGAAAAGATTGTTTCTTCCGACATAAACGCCCACGGTATGATGGGCAAATGCGACGCGATCGGGAAAGCCGATCTTCGGCGCGGGGATTGGGTTTTCAAAGTATCGGGCGGCAGGGCTTCCCACGTCGGATACGTTGTTGACGATGAATTGAACGTCATTGAAGCGAAGGGGCGCGATTACGGCGTTATCAAGTCGCCGTTGAGCAAGGGCGGCTGGAACAGATACGGGCGACCGTCCTATTTCTTCAAAGAGGATTACAAAGCGGGCGGCAATGCCGCCGCGCCTTCCGGCTGGATTGTCCGGCGATTGCTGAAATATACTTCCCCTATGCTTCGCGGCGACGACGTGAAGGAACTGCAAAAGCGCTTGATCGCCCGTGGGTACGCTTGCGGGCGAGGCGGAACGGACGGCATTTTCGGAACTGACACACGCGCCGCCGTTCGTGCTTTTCAAGGATCGGCAGGATTGACCGTTGACGGAAAAGCGGGACGGCAGACAATAACCGCGCTGGGCGGCGAATACAAAGCATAAAAATTCCCCCGTGCGGGCTTTCGAGCCTTCACGGGGGCTTTTTTGTTTGGTTATGCGGTTGTCGTTCCCCACACATAGGCAAGGTGGATAACGTCGGCGTACTTCGTTATATCGGCAATGCCGGAAACGGGAATACGGGTAAACCGCTTCTTTGCAAGCACGATACCTTCGAAGCGCGGATCGTCCGAAAGCGCCTTTGCGTCCTTCGCTGATATTGTCAATTCGATATAGCGGGATTGACCGGACAGCTTCAAACGGCAAAAGCACAGTTTATAAGCGTCGGCGGTTATGACTTTGAGATAATCGGTGGCGGGATCGGTTGTTAATAAGGAAGTATCAATGCCGCGTTCTTTCAGAATATCAAAGACGATCGCGGCGGCGGCTTCGTCGTCGTGATTGACGGCTTGTGCTTCCGGTTCGCCGCTGGAAACTTCGATCGTTGCGCCGTCGTATTTGACGTTAAACGGGAAATCGCTTTCAGCGTGAACGGGCGCGGTGGCGGGCTTTTTCTTTGCACGGTATCCGAGGAACGCGCAAACGCCAGCAATCACGATCCCGCAAACGCCAGCGCCGATACTTCCTTCGACAAACAGCGGAAAAGAACATACGACGAAAAATCCGCCGACAACAAATAGAATAATAGATTTCTTCATAATGAGCATTCCCCCTTGAAGTTGTGAAAAACAAGGCAGAATTTACCCATTCTGACCTTTAACACAATTATACGGCTTCCGTGCGCTAAAATCAAGAATAAAGCGGAATAATAACACACGGCGCGGCAAAAATCAGAATTGAGAGGGGGCGACGCTTGCGACATGAAAATATACGATTACAACGGCAAAAAGAATATTTGCGGCGACCGCTTGCGGGAAGCGCGCGTTGTGCGCCGCCTTCGTCAAGAGGATTTAGCCGCAAAGATACAGATTGAAGGCGTAAATATGGAGCGGGACAGTATAAGCAGAATAGAGATCGGAACACGCTTTGTTTCCGACTTTGAATTGAAAGTGTTTGCGAAAGTGCTGGGCGTTTCGGTAAATTGGCTTTTAGGTATTGACGATTAACGGCGGCGGGAACGATCCCGTCGCCGCTTATTTTTTATATTTTTCTTGTTTTTTCTTTCAAAACCTATTGACATATACGCACGTATATAGTATAATAATAATCAGAAAGGAGGTAACGACGTTGAGCAAGCGCAAGCAAAAGAAAAGCGGCAATAAGAAAGACCAGCCAGCAAGCACAATCAATCTTATTACCGCGATCGTAAACCTTGTAATTGCGATTCTTCTACTGATAGAAAAATTGACAAGGTAACGGGCAGGGGGAGCAATCCCCCTTGCCTAACAATAATAACACGGAAAACGCTTAACGTCAATGGCGCATGGACATTTTATATTTCGCCCTTGCGGGTATCAGCATTGTATTATCAATCGTCGCGATCGTCTTGTCGCTGAAACGGAGGAAATAACGTTGAACAAGGATTATTCAGCACAAAAGAAACACATTCGGACACATTACGCCCGCTTCCCGCTTGACCTTCGACCGGAAGTGCTGGAAGAATTCAAGAAGGCTTGTGAAAAGAACAGCACGACACCGACGACGGAAATCAAGAAGTTCATTGCTTCATATTGCGAAGCGGCGCGCGAAGAGTAATTGGAGCGGGGGCGGCAGAAATGCCGCCCTTTTGTTATTTGGTACAGGGAGGAAAAGCGAATGCACAAACACTTAACATGGACGGATCGGCTTAAAATAGAAAAGGCGCTGAAAGAAGGAATGAAGCCTATGCAGATCGCCGCGCGCTTGCGCGTCCATCATTCGACGATCTACAACGAATTGAAACGCGGATCGTATACGCACTTGAATTCCGACTTGACCACCGAAGAACGCTATTCGCCGGATATAGCGGAAGCCCGCTATCGCGAAAATCTGAAAGCGAAGGGCGGCGCGCTTAAAATCGGCGACGATCACGAACTGGCGGAATTCATCGAAAGAAAGATCGTTGACGAAGGATATTCCCCCGCCGCCGTTGTCGGCGAAATCAAGCGGCTGGGATTGACCTTCAAAACGCAAGTATGCGAAAAGACGATTTACAACTATATCGACAAAGGGATTTTCCTTCGCCTTGAACGCAAACACCTTCCGGATCACGGGAAGCACAAGCGGAAATATGATAAAGTCACAACGAAGAAAAGCGCCGCCCGCGCGCCGAAGGGCGAAAGCATAGAAAGCCGCCCGCAGGAAATCAACGATCGCGCCACCTTCGGACATTGGGAAATGGATTGCGTCGTGGGCAAGAAAAAGACGCGTCGCGCCCTGCTTGTCCTTTCAGAGCGATTGACACGGCGGGAAATCATCATTCCCATAAAGGATATGACAGCGGCTTCCGTCGTTGCCGCGCTGAACAAGCTGGAACGGAAATACGGGAAGCGTTTTTCAAAGGTATTCAAAAGCATAACGGTTGATAACGGTTCAGAATTCGCGGATTGCGCAGGAATGGAAAATTCCGTCCTTCGCGTCGGCAAGAAAAGAACCGTTGTTTACTATTGCCATCCGTACAGCGCGTACGAAAGAGGGACGAACGAAAACATAAACAAAATGATACGGCGCTTCCTTCCGAAAGGAATGGATTTCCGGAAAGTGAGCGCCGCATACATTCAAAAAGTCGAAGAGTGGATCAATAATTATCCGCGCAAGGTATTGGGCTTCGCTTGCTCAAACGACCTATTCGAATACCACCTTGCATTAGTCGCTTGACAGGCATTCTATAAAGGGAAAAATATTTTTCTGCTTTTTTCGAATTTACTATTGACTTTTAGCCCGGATTCCGATGTTGTGATAGGTTTCACATTTTTATAACATTTAGTGCAGGCGTTCATGGGGTTTGCGTTCGAACAGGTCGTATTCTCTTATGCCGACACACCGGTTTCCTTCAAATATGAAATGTACAGTCCATGGCATTCTGCCCGGATCCGCTGAAAATCATCATGGTTTTCGTAGTTGAGCCCAGCATAGCGAATAAAACAAATGTTTACGAATTATAAAAGCACCCGGAGAAAGCATCGTTTACTCCGGGTGCAGGCATTCATTTGAGCAAAAACTCAAGCGGCTCCACATGATCTTCATCATAGCGGACAAAGCCTTCAAAATATTCAGGATGGAAAAACAGCGGCATTTGCTCATCAAATCCGCTGGCCAGATCCATTTCGGGCAGTTTCTCAAGCGGAACCCAGAATACTTCG